GATTGCGTCATCTGCCTTGCTGTCCAGGCGTGGCAAGAGCGTGTTGGCATACCACTGCTTCAGGCTTTCTCGAGCCGAGTCTGAATGAGCATCCTGGGGTTTAATTGGGTCGTCGATGATAATCAGATTCCCACCCCGTCCAGTTAGCGTGCCGCCGACTGACGTGGCGTACCGAAAGCCCCGTGCCGTGGTCATGACTTCCAGCTCTGTGTCCTTGGCCGCACTAATCCGCGCCCCCCTGAACAGGCGCAAGTAAAACGGGGATCGCATCACGGCCCGAAAGTCGTTGGCATGCTTGCGCGCCAGCACCTCGGAGTAGCTCACACAGATGATACGCTTCGTGGGATTGTGCCCCAGCGCGAACGCCGGGAGCGCAACCGAGGCGCAGATCGACTTAAGACCCCGCGGAGGCACGGTGATGATCAGACGCTTGATCTCGCCATTAAGAACCCGGGTGAGCGCATATGCGATCGCCTCAATGTGCCAGTTAGGCTGGAACGCAGTGCCACCCGCCACAATCGGAAAGGTCTTTTGTACAAAGGAATACAGGTCTGAGCGTAGAACCGCATCGAGAACGTCACAGCGTGAGCCGATGTGCATCGTGGTCATGCCTTCTCCTCCGGCTCGGCTTCGGGCACGGTTCCGACAACTTCCGCTTCAGTAGACGGCCCTTCTCCATCGAGCGTGTTAGACATGCCCTGGAGGCGCTCGATGAACGTCGCCAGGATGGCCTCGTCTTCGGCACTTATGGATTGTGTAGAGGACGGCTCCGGCTCCTCGTCCAAGAGACCGGTGGGGCGTACAAGTTGAAGAAAGGCAGCAAAATACTTGGGATCGCCTTGGAGAGCGTTGTTGACGCACCTTCGGACGATCGCCACCATTATGGGTACCTTGCGCGTCCGATCTCCTTCTCGAATGGTGACCTTTTCATCCAGTGTCGATCTGATCAGGGTTCTGAGATTGGGCAGTCCGCGTGGGCGCCCTCTTGGGTTGCCGGAACGCCCAGGCTTGAACCGTGTGTGCTTCGGCGGCTTGCCGTAGCCAATCTCGTAGGCCGCGTCTTTATCCCCGGCGGGACGAGATGGCGGTGGAGGGTTGCGTTTCATGCGGGCCTCCCTTGTCTACGTTCGGATTTGCTAGCGACCGGCTGCGCAACGTTACGCTCGCCTGCGAGCTCCTCGAAGGTCTGGCCCGATGCCGCGTGAACCGCATCACGCTTGGTGAATACCTGCCACCGCCTAATGGCAACATCCACGTAGTTCGGATCAAGTTCGATCGTATAGGCGCGGCGCCCTACCCGTTCGGCCGCCAAGATCGTGGTGCCGGCACCCGCGAAGGTATCGAGAACGATGTCACCGCGACGGGTGCAGTCCTTCATCGCGTCGGCCACCATGGCGACCGGCTTCGCCGTGGGATGAGCCTTAAGCTCGTCCATTCGACCGGCCCGGAAGGTGTTCACGCCGGCGTAGCGCCAGACATTCGAGCGTGACCGTCCGTGCCGGCCGAGTTCGACGTTGTTGAGGTGCCGAGCCTTGCCAACACGGAAGACGCCGATCAGTTCGTGCTGGCTTCGGTAGAAGCCACCCTGACCATCGTTGGTTTTGACCCAGATGACAAGGTTCAGCATCTCGTCATAGACCTCGTGGCCGGCGGCGATCAGTTCGCCGATATGGCGCCAGTCCATGCACACGAAATGGACCGCCCCGTCGCGGGAGACGCGGGCGGCGGTGCCTAACCCCTCCTTGAGAAAGGCGGTGAAGTCGGCGGTCGACATTTCGCCTGAGGCCATGGCGAACTCGCCATGCTTGATCCGTCCACGACCGACGATGCTCTTGATCCGGACGTTGTAAGGCGGATCGAGAAAGGCCATCGCCGCACGTTCCCGGCCCATGAGAAGATCGAGATGGCCGCTGTTGCGCGCGTCGCCACAGAGGAGCCTATGGTTGCCGAGTTGCCAAAGGTCTCCTGCCCTACTGACTACTTGAGAAGATCGCCAGGCGCTGTCCATGTCGTCCGCCGGGTCCGAGCTGTTCTCCTCGAAGTCACTAAGGATTTGGTCGATTTCGACGGGCTCGAAGCCGGTGATCGAAATGTCTAGGTCCTCTTCGATGAGGAATTCGGCCAGTTCGGGTAGCTCCACGGCAAGCAGTTCGCGGTTCCAGCCCGCGTTCTCGGCAATCTTATTGTCGGCCAGAAGCAGTGCGCGCTTTCTTGTTTCGCTCAGTCCGTCGAGCGTGATCGCGGGCACCTCCTCACGAGCGAGCAGCTTGGCGGCCTCAAGACGACCGTGGCCAGCGATGATCATCCCCGCGTCGTCAATCAAGAGAGGATTTGTGAAGCCGTAGGCCAGTATGCTGTCCGCGATCTGACGGATCTGCTTCTTCGAGTGAGTCCGCGCGTTCTTCGGGTTGGGCTTGAGCGTGTCGACGGACACCAGTCGGATCTGTGGCATGAGAATCTCCATCTGCGCTCAAGCTGGTGGCGCAAAAAAAGCGCGACCGCGCCGAGCGGTTGAACAATCAAATTTTTGAGAAACTCAGGCTTTGACTACGGGTAACCAGTCGCACCGCGGACCCGGTTTCCACTTCCGTCGCCATCGGCGACGAAGAGCCGTCCAGACGTAGGCACCGCCTCACGACTGTCTTGGCGGGCTCCGCCCGCCGGCCTGATGAAAGATTCGGACGACCTCGAGAAGCACCGCTCTCCTAAGGCTGGGAGGACACCGTCCAAACCCAAAACTCCGAATCAATCTGAGCAAAAGAAGATTCTGAGTCGAGCCGTGACGTCAAGCTCCTATAACCGGCGTTGGCCATAAGCAGGTTTGCGCCTTGAACTTTCCCTCAACCGCTCCCCCTGCCCTCCGTCTTCCTGTGCGGGTCCTCGGCTGATTTCACTAAGCCGTTCAGCCAAGTCCTCGACATCAATATCGGAGGCTACAGCCGAGCTCCGGGCAAACCCCAGGCAGAGCCTATCCTAGGCCTTGTCGCCAATTCCACTGGACTTCCCTGTTGAAGAGAGCGTGCATACTGTCAATGCCACGACGGGCATTCACCTCCATTACCTCCCTCCCCTGGCCTCTCGGCGGGGCCTTGGGCGGTGGGAGCACCGGCATCGGGCCGATGCGCCATGATGGAGGCACGCATGCCTAAGACCAAATCGCCCATGCCCAAACTCACCGAGACGCAGCTCACCGCGCGCCCCAGTCGCAAGCCTAAGAAGGCGTCGTCGAGTGCTTCTACGCGGCGGCCCGGTTCCGCGCAGAGCAAACAGGATCTGGTGATCCAGATGTTGCGGCGGCAGTCAGGCGTCACCATTGACGACGTTGTCGCCAAGACCGGCTGGCAGACCCATTCCGTGCGCGGGTTCTTCAGCGGGCTAGTGCGCAAGAAGCTCAACCTGCCCCTCGTCTCCGAAGTGGGCAAGGACGGCATGCGCCGCTACCACATCGCCTCAGTCGCGTCGTCGAAGGCGTGACTACCATGGCGCGGCCCTTAGCCCGTCGCCCGCGCCCCAGACGGCGCGGGCGCTCCTCCGCCATATCAGAGCGAGAGGGCATAATGGGGAATGCGGAACCAGCGCAACTGCCTGCCCCGGAATGCACCAGCCTCGATGAGGTCCGTCATGAATGGCGGCGCTTTTATCATTGCAATCCACCAAGGGTCAGCCGCGATCTTTTGATGCGCGGGATAGCCTATCGGCGCCAGGAGCTGAAGCACGGTGGGCTCGGTAAGACGACCCGCCGCAAGCTCAAGACACTGGCAAAGATGTTCCGGACCACGGGCCGAGTAGCTCCAGATCCCGGCCTCGCTTTGAAGCCGGGTGCTCGGCTCGTGCGCGAATGGCATGGCCGCACGCATACCGTCACGGTGACGGAGGATGGCTTCGAATACGCCGGGACGAGCTACTCGTCCCTCACAAAAGTCGCCAAGAAGATCACGGGAGCCCATTGGTCGGGTCCCCGCTTCTTCGGTCTCGTGCGAGCCGGTACAAACTCTGAGAAGGGGACCGACGATGGCTAAGCCGCAAGAGCCGGTGCGTAGCCCCTCAAGACGGCTGCGTTGCGCCATCTACACCCGCAAATCCTCGGACGAGGGTCTGGACCAGGCGTTCAACTCGCTCGATGCACAGCGCGAAGCCTGCGCTGCCTTCGTGCTCTCGCAGAAGCACGAAGGGTGGTCGGTCTTGCCGACCTTGTATGACGACGGTGGCTATTCCGGCGGGACGCTGGACCGCCCTGCCCTTCAAAAGCTTCTCGCCGACATCGCAGATAGAAGAGTCGATGTGGTTGTCGTCTATAAAATCGACCGTTTGACACGCTCGCTGTTCGACTTCGCCAAAATCGTGGAGGTTTTCGAGGCGCGCGGCGTCTCGTTCGTCTCCATCACGCAGCAGTTCAACACCACCACGAGCATGGGGCGGCTGACCCTCAACGTCCTTCTCTCCTTTGCGCAGTTTGAACGGGAGGTGGCCGGCGAACGGATTCGCGACAAGATCGCCGCCTCGAAGAAGAAGGGCATGTGGATGGGTGGCCTGCCGCCGCTCGGCTACAATGTCCGGGACCGGAAGCTCGCCGTCAACGAGGAAGAGGCGCAGACCGTCCTCCACATCTATGGACGGTATGCCGAACTCCGGTCGGTACGGGCCCTTAAGGCGGAACTCGATGCTGCGGGAATCCGGAGCAAACGCCGCACCTTCGCAGACGGAACTGTTTATGGCGGTCACAAGCTCTCCCGCGGTGCCCTCTATCTCATGCTGCAGAACCGCATCTATCGCGGCGACATAACCCACAAAGGCGACGCCTATCCGGGGGAACATAAGGCCATCGTGGACCAAGCCCTGTGGGACAAGGTTCAGGCTGTGCTCGCCAAGAACCGGGTCGATCGGACGACAGGCGCCGATGCAAAGTATCCGAGTCTCCTCGCCGGATTGGCCTTCGACGACAGCGGCGAACGGTTGACACCCACGCACGCCGTCAAGCGGGGCACGCGCTATCGGTACTACGTCTCGAAGTCACTCATCACGGAGGCTGCCAAGGACCATTCGCAGGGGCGGCGGATCCCTGCCGGCAATCTGGAGACTCTGGTCATTGACAGACTCCGCGCCTTCCTTGCCGATGAAGGAGCGGTGCTGACTGTT